CTTCTTTACGACGTGCTAAACGTTGAGTTCAACCTTTATGGCTGGGCACGAGGCATGTGCAAGCAGGGTGACTACTACCTTTACCTTGACGTTGATGAAAAGCTTGGCATTAAGTCTGTTCTTTCTCTTCCCGGTGGAGAAGTTGAGAGACTAGAGGGCGAGGATAAAACCAACCCAAACTATGTTCAGTACCAATGGAACTCCGCAGGAATGACCTTTGAAAACTGGCAAGTAGCACACTTCCGTATTCTTGGTAACGATAAATACTCACCATACGGAACATCGGTGTTAGAGCCTGCCAGACGCATTTGGCGTCAGCTAACAATGCTTGAAGACGCAATGATGGCTTACCGCATTGTTCGTTCGCCCGAGAGAAGAATTTTTTACATTGACGTTGGCTCTATTGCTCCCGAAGACGTTGAGCAATACATGGAGAGGGTCAAAACTTCTCTAAAAAGAAACCAAGTTGTCGATCCCGACACAGGTAGAGTAGACCTTCGCTACAACCCAATGTCTATTGACGAAGACTACTACATTCCAGTTCGAGGTGGACAAAGTTCTCGTATTGAGAACCTTCCCGGTGGTGCTTTCACAGGCGACATTGACGACGTGAACTACCTCCGTGATAAGCTGTTCTCCGCTCTCAAAATTCCACGTTCTTACCTAGCCCGTGGTGAAGGAGCAGACGAGGACAAAACAACACTAGCCCAGAAAGATATTCGTTTCGCTAGAACCATTCAAAGACTACAACGCTCCGTTGTTTCAGAACTAGAAAAGATTTGCATTGTCCATCTTTACGTTCTGGGATACAGAGGCGACGACCTTCTTTCATTCAAGCTCAAACTAAACAACCCAAGCAAGATTGCCGAGCTACAAGAGCTAGAGCACTGGGAGAAGAAGTTCTCTGTTGCCTCCGCTGCGACAGACGGTTTTGTTTCACGTCGCTGGATAGCTACAAAACTATTCAACATGACTGACGAAGAGTTTGTTCGCAACGAACAGGAGATGTTCTATGATGCAAAGTTTAGAGCCTCTGTGGAAGCCGCTGGTCAGCCACCAGAAGAAGGTGGTGATGCCGGTGGGCTCGACCTTGGTGGCGGTGATGAACTTGACTTGGGTGGTGAAGGTGAAGAACTCGACCTTGGTGGAGAAGAAGAAGCCGCTGGTGAAGAGAGTCCGCTCTTGGCTGAACCAGGGGAAGAAGAACTAACCGAGGCTGATGAGGATACTGTCCACTACACCTACAAGGATGGCAAGACTACAACCAACAAGTCCAAAGGAAAGGTGTACGAACCTGTAAAGGTGGACCGCAGAAGAGCAGGCGCTAAGAAGCGCCACAACTCTGCTATTGCCAACCCTGTCGGTGGTCAACGCACCACAGCCCGTGCCACAGGTGCAGAGGAGTTGAATAAACTCGCCCAGGGTTATGTTTTTGCCGAGGGTAAAACTATTTATGAAGATATGGAGTCGGAGATTCTGAACTCTAATAAGGAAATCGAAAAACTAATCGAAAGTTTGGAGAACAAGAATGGCTAAACACAACAAGAAAAGAAACACCGCATTTTTATTTGAAGCACTGGTTCGTGAAATGACCAAGGCTGCTATTCGCGGAGACAATGAGAAGAAAAAGAAAGTTCTAAAAGTTATCAAAGAGCACTTCGGTAAAGGCACCATTCTTCACAAAGAACTCCAACTTTACAAAAGCATTTACGAAACAAAAGAAACTGATGAGCTAACCGCAGCAAAGATTATCGTTGAGTGCCGCAACTCCTACCACCAACTCGATAAGAAAGAAGTGTTCAAGAGACAGTCTTTCCTCATCTCAGAAGTTAATAAAACTATCACTCCAAGAGTGTATAACAACTATGTTCCAAACTACCGCTCCCTAGCGAGCATTGCACAACTCTTTTCAGATGAAACAGTCGGCAAAGCAAAAGTTCTTTTGGAAACCAACCTTCTAAAAGAGATGACAGGCAAAGACGTTGCCGCTCCACAAGTAAAAGGTATGGATGAATTTGCATTCAAGCAATACGTCAAAGTATTCAACCGTGAGTATTCTTCCCTACTGCCAGAGCAAAGAGAAGTTCTAAGCCTTTTCATTGCCGACCACACTGGTTTGGTTTCTTTCCTAAACGAAGAGTTGGGTCGCCTTAAAGGTGTTCTAACCGAAAGCCTCGACCTCCCCGAAATCAAAGAAGATGAGGTAATGGTCGAGAACGCACAAAAAGTTATTGACATTCTAGATAATGTTGGTAAGCAGAAAATAAACGAGAACACGGTTATCGATGTTCTAAAAATTCAAAAGCTGGTAAGTGAGATTCAGTCCGATGACAATTAAAATAAAGATTCGTCGCCAAAAAGAAATGGAGACACTAAAAAAGAAAGTAGCTGTCACGAAAACTCTTGACGGCGAACTTATGTTTCTCACACACCCTTACATTACTATTATTGCAAAGAAAGACAAACTTCTTTGCTTTGCAAAAGACGGAAACTACACCGATGATGCATATGCCGCTATGAAGCGCCTTATGGACTACTTTGTCAAAGCTGGTATCATCAAGCCCGAAACAGTTCAGGGTGGAAACATTTATGCTTCCCTGGAAGCAACATATGGCAAACCAACAGAAGACCGCTCTGTGCTACAACTCGTTGTTTATCACGTTGATGAGTTCTTGAAGAAAGAACAAGCAGAGCACTACGACGAATACTACAAAGACGAATACGAAGAGTATCTTCTAGACCCACCAGAAGAAGACGCTACTGAACTTGGCGAAGTTCCACAAGAAGAGAAAAAGGGTACTGTACCAAAGAACCCTCTTGCTACGCCACTTGTTTACAGGATATAATGGAACTTCTAACATTCATCTTAGTAGCCTATGGGCTCACACAAATACTTGTCTATGGCTCAATACTAAATTCAATAAGACCAACAAAAGGAAAGCTTGGAGAACTCTTCCATTGCCCAATGTGTATGGGCTTTTGGGTAGGGTTCTTTCTTTGCGTCATTTCTCCTTTTACGCCACTATTTACATTTGAACCAAACTTTATAACACCCTTTTTATTGGGTGGCTTGAGTTCTGGAACAAGTTATGTTTTATGTCAAGTATTTGACGATGAAGGAATAAAAATAAAATGGACAAAGTAAAACTACAAGAAATGGTTAAAGAAGAGGTTCAAAACCTTCTTAGTGAAGCTGTTAGCCCTGCTCTGAGAATCCAAAGCGTCATTCGCCGCCTCAATCGCGCAGACCCCAAGTCAAAAACCTACGAAGCCGCCATCAACGCCGCCGTAAAAGAACTTGAAGCAATTTCAAACGAACTGGAAGGTCGATAATGAAGAACATAAACATTTGGGTAGATAATCACTGGATGCTTCGCCCACCAACAAACTGCTGTAAGGGGTCTTAGCTATGTCAAAGAAACAAGTTCTAATAGAATACTTTCAACTTGAAACACTAACGGAAGCCAAACGTGCTGACGATGGTTTTGTTTATCTAAAAGGTCTCCTTCAACACGCCAATAAAAAGAATGGCAACGGCAGAGTTTACCCACCCCGTGCTCTTGCAAGAGAAGTCGAGAACTACCGAAAGATTGTCCGTGAGCGCCGAGCCTACGGAGAACTCGACCACCCCGATACATCAGTCGTAGAACTAAAAAACGCATCACACCTTATTACTGAAATTCGTATGGATGGCGATGCAGTTTACGGAACACTAAAACTACTCAACACCCCAGCAGGAAAGATTGCACAGCAACTCGTCCTAGACGGCGGTTCTTTGGGTATCTCCTCCCGTGGCTTAGGTTCAACTCGTCAAGAGAGTGGACTAACTATGGTAGAGGACGACTTCACACTTATTTGCTTTGACCTTGTTTCAGAGGCATCCACCCCCGGTGCTTACCTTATGAAAGAAGCAAAGGAAAGAGAAATTTTTGGCAAGGCTGACAGAATCAACCGCGCCCTCAATGACATTCTTGTAGGAAGAAAATAAAATGAATAAACAACAACTAAAAAGAATCATCAAA